TACATTTGCACTGTACTGCTTAACAAATGCTTTTGTTATTTGAGTAGACATATTAATCCGTAAAAAAATGTTATTAAAATCAACACTTTACGGATTATCTACTAAAGGTAGGTCCGCTACGTAAAATGGTAGCCACAGGCCCCTGAAAGGGGTTATCTGATCAAGATAGTGCGTTATGCAACCGTTGCATTTCCTCTACTGCTCGCTGATGATGAGGACTTGCCCCATCCAGGTAAGCAGTTCGGAATTCTTGGTCTGCCATACGTGAAGCAATAGTCTCTTCTGCATGAACAGGAGTCATTCCTCCAATCGCACCTCTTGTTCCAGGCAGGATATTATCTTCAGACAACACCTGACCAATCCTGGAAAAAGTCTTTAAGACTTCAGGATGATTACTCAGTCCTGTTTCTTTCATCACTTCCATCAATTCTTCTGATGCAAAGTTCTGAAATGCTCTACGAGCCAGTTCTGAGTTTTTGCTGAATTCATCTCCCCATTCTTTTTGAATTTCCTGGAGATATTCAATATTCATCTCATCAAACTGATCTTGTTCTTCAGCAAGATCGTTTTCACTGATTTGATTATAAATACCCAGCATGGTTTTAGCCTGATCATTGGTGAGTCCCAACTGATGTGCAACATTCTTAAAATCTGCAACATCAGGAGATTGTTCACCATCTCCTAGATCAAAGTTGTAACCATCTGCGTCTTCAGGTCTTCCTAAACGGTTATAGACCTGATTCCAACCGTCTTCATCACCTTCTTTTGGAAGTTGAAGCATACGGTCAGGGTCTCCTCCAATCATCTTCCGTGCATGGACATAGGACTTTGCCAACTTATCAACAGAGTCGAAACTCTGAAGGGATGGCTCTGCTCTTAATCCATCAGGCAAATTGCCTGGATCGAAAGCAAGTGGATTCGTTTCTGCTGAAGGCATCGATCCGTCCAAAATCGAACCATTAGCAGGTGTTCCGGCCTGAGAAGCCCCGTCAGTTAAGATCGAGGGACTGCTCTCGGTTGTCGGTGCTGATTCTTCCATAAATCTCTGCTTGTTCTTCCATTAATTGAGAAGGAGACTTCTGCATATTGTGCATGATTGCCAATACTACAGCCCGTCTACCTTCGTTAAACGACATCTCCAGAGGATCTGAAGATTGCGTTGTATTAAAAACATAATTGTGCCTCATAATATCATGCAATACTTCTTCTCCTGCTTCTGAAGTAAAAACCTCCTTGTATAAGGCTTTTCTACGTTTTTCCTTATCAAACATCATACGGGTTCCCCTGCATTGATTAATGCGGCTTCTGCGGTTGCTCTATTATGCTGTGCCTTGGAGATTGATTCTTCTGTTTGTGCCATTGCCATTTGTTGTTGCATGGCTTGTTGTTCTGCCATTTGTTGTTGTTCCTGCATGATTTCCATCTGCAATTCTTCTTCTGATTTAAGAACAGATGGAGGAACTCTCAGTATTTCTGCACCCAACTCTGCAAGTTTGGAAGTATTGAATCTTCTGATGACATTCGGATCAATCTGTGCAAATGGAACCATGAATTGCATCAATTGTGAGACAGATTGAAGTTCTCCTGACCTCATTGCAATGGACACAGGATTCTGATATTCCAACTTCACTTGTTGTTGCATAAGTGCTGGGGGAGGAGGTGGAAGAAGGCCCCCTCGACTGAGGACGGACATCGTTCTCTCAATCATGGGCCCCAGCATTTCAATCTCCTGCCTTGACACAATAGGTCCAAGAATTGACAAACGATCTCTTTGACGGGCGGCAATTTCAGTTGCAGTAAAACGCATCACATCTCCATCCTCTGCCGTTGGTCCTGGAAGCTCCAACATATCCAGGTAGAAGCATTGCTGTATGGATTGACGAACCTTTGCCATCTTCATCTCTGCATAATCAATCCGTTGCGGAGTCGGCATCGGCATGATCCTGTCATCTTTGGTCATTCCTGCACGGAAATAATTGATTCCTCCTGGAGTTGTTCTAATAGGAGAGATAAATCCATCATCAGGAACCATCAATGGAGGGTCAACTGCCTTCTGAAGTGCTTTCAGGAAGGTTTTTTCCATTTCATTGAGCATACGGATATCTGAAAGTGCCTCAACTCCAGGCCCTCTTCCATAAGTCTCCATAGAATTTCTGTCCCATCTGGAACATATGAAAGGCTGTTCGTTGAATCCTCTGATACTGAGTATCTTATTCTCGGAACGTAACCAGAATATGGAGACATAAGGCATCTGAAACGGGAAATTCAGATTAATATGCTTTGAGGGTTTGATGATATTGATACACTCGAATCTTTTGAATGCATTGTTCTTTTCCAATGCATTTAGAACCGATTCAGGAAGAGCTTCTCCACCATAGGCATCATAGAGTTCTTTTGCAGTATGCTCATAGAGGCGATACAGGGTATCTACACGGCCCAAATCGTTGATTGCTAGGTAACAATCGTAGAGAGGGATTGTGAGGTAATACGGACCTTCTCCTGGTCTGTCCAGGATCATCATCACTCCCGTTCCAAATGCACCCAGATCCTGCATGTATTCATGAATTGCAGGATGAAAATTAGTAGAGGGTCTGTTGAAATTATCCTGAATGTATAACTGTGCTTGTTCGAGCCACAGAGATATATCCCGATCTTTAGCCGCTTCTCTATTCTGAGTTGAAATGATAAACCACGGAATTGTTGATGGAACCAACATATTGTGGAGTCCTGATGAAAATCGGGTCAAGGCTCGTACAGGAGTCGAATCAAAGATCTTGGACCTTCTGTTTTCTCCTTTGGCACGATGGGCATTGAAATCTGCACGTTGAGGAATGGTCAGTTCACCAATATCCTGCCACATGGACTCCCAGTTATGCCTCGAATCCTGTAAAGACCCGAATTCCGCTTTCAGATGCTCTATCAGCTTCTCTTCAAGCTGTTGTCTATCAGGCGTATTGTTTTGCTCCACGGCCACTCGTTCTGATGGTTTGACGTTTCCCGAACTTGTTTTTTAATGCTCTACGTCTTCTAGCACGGGTTGCGGCTATACGTGCCGCTTCTTGAGGATCATCCTCAGTTAATTGATTCATTTTCTCCTCAATTACCTTTTCTTCTGTAGTTGTAGTGGTAGTTGTGTCATCAGTTCCTGATGCTTCACTATCTCCTCCTCCTCCTCCTTTTTTATCAAACTGACCATAACCTAAACGATCCTTCAGCCAAGCTCCTCCTTCCCAATTCTTTTTCCACTCACCATGATAATCTGTCGTCATCCAATCCTGCTCTCTATCCCCTTGACTCAGACCTACTCTATCAGCCCAGTTCCCACCTCCCCAATCTTTTGAGAAATTAGGATTATCCATTCCAAAACGTTTCATCCAATTCCCTCCTTCGTATGCTTTTGGAATTCCTAATCCTGCTTCTCCAAGACTGCTTCTGAAATCGTCACGAGCCATCGCAAGTTTGTTTCCTATATCGGTAAGCCCCATCTTATTGCCTTTATTGATTCCTAGACGATCCATCCAACCTCCACCAGCCCATCCTCCACCTTTTTTTGCAAAATCTGCATCAAAATCTTCAGGAGCCCCAATACCTAGACGGTCTTTTGCCCATTGACCTTTATCCCATCTGTTGGGCCCTATTCGATCTTTTGCCCAATTCACATTGGCTTCTATGTTATGACCAATATTTTTTGCAAAGTTGAAATTTGAAGCTAAATCCATTTTACACATGATCAATCCTTATAAAATAAGTCGACATTTTCTACTTTCCGATATCCAAGTTTTTCCATCAATCCATAGTATGGACTGTCTTTCCTGCAAGGCATCACATGTCCTGCAATCCTGCGATCCTTTGCAAGAGCATTCATGCATATGAATGCAGTAGATGAATCCCGTGGGGTACATGATGTGTCCATCCAAAACTGAAGACAGACATTGTTGAATGACAGGGCTCCTACCATAGATCCTTCTTTGATGATGACATGTGTTGGATTATCAACTCCATCATCTGCATTCTTCATTGCATCAATCAGTTCTTTATGCATATCTTCATTCTCAATAGGACTGATTTCAATCATAAATATGATCCTGCACCAACTTTTGCACGTTTATAACTTTTGGATCTCAATGCAGGATCAAGTAACCCAAGTCTTTCGTATTTCTTAATCCGTCCTGCCAATTTCGTATAATCTGCACTCAGAGTATCAAATGCTGATTTTGCAGATGTAAAAACACCTTCGGCTCCTGTATCTTTTTCATCATCTTTTTTCCCGAAAAGCCTCTCATAGGCCGTTTCGTACTCTCCTTCTTCCCGTTCATACGTTTCTTTTGCAGTCTCAAACTTGCCTTTAGGTACTGTGTATCCAGTATCTTTGTAAATATCCTGGAGGGCTGTAGTATAATCTGTAGTCAGTTCTCCAACTTTGGTTTCATAACCTGTCAATGCACTCCCTTTTTCCGTATCAGTTCCTGTAACTCCTGCCAGTGCAGTTGTCAGTTTTCCAAGTTTGGTTGTTAATTCAGTATTCAGTGTTGAAACAGAGGATCTATAGGTTTTTTCAGCAGATCCCATCACGGTTTCATCTTTTTCCGTATCAGGATCATCCATAATGCCTAAGACTTGTTCCAATGCAGTTTGAATTCTTGTCGATTCAGTTCCATAACTTTTTTCTAAAATTCCAAAATCTGTCTTATAGGTTGTCCCTGCGGCACCTTTGTCTAGTGCCAACGTATCTTTAATTCCAGTTTCTTCTTCTCCATAATCAATATTGATTTGGTTCCATGTCTTATCCCTTGTTGTCCAATCTTCTGATTCATAGATCGTGTCATAGTTTTTCTTGCCTATAGTATCTTTGTAATATAGATCTTTCATCTCATCTTGGGACTTATGAACAGGAATCTTATATTCGCTTGTAAGATCACCTGATTCTAAAGCTGTTTTGTATTTACTGAATAAATCCTCTGTATATCCTGTTTCTGAAAGAGGACTTTCTGGTGGTGGTCCTTTCTGTGTTGTATAAACAGGAATTATTTTTACTGGAGGAGGTGCTTCAGTATCTGATCCACCAGTATTTCCTCCTTTAAGAGCAAAATTATAAACATCTTTTGATTCAATTCCTGTCCTCTTTCTGTACTCTTCAAAAGTTTCTGGGTTTGCTCCTGTCATAACTTGAGCGACTTCTTGTTTCTTTGAAAATTTCGGATCTTTTAAATACTCGCTGTAAGAAGGCATTTCCTTACGAGTTCTCCAATCACCAAAGGATTCGGTTTTTGTTCCAGTATCATAAGTGACACTTGGGTTTTTCTTCAACCAATCATCAAATGAAATTGAATCAGACTCGTCTCTCGATTTAATCTCATTACCCCACTTATCAAACTTAGACCCTGTTGTTTTTCCAATAAAATCTTCAACATCTTTGACTGAGAATCCTTGTGAAGTATCGGTATAAAGGCTTTCAGTTCTACTATCTATGTGGCTTAAAATACTAGAAGTAAGATCATCATATCCTGTTATCCCATAAGAAGGTGTTTTGATCCATGGAATTTCAGACTCGACCCAACGGGTTCCATATTTTTCTTTTTCAAATCGGTTATTTCTCCAAAGAAGCTTATCATCACCGCTGAAATTGGTGTCATATCCAATCCTGTCTAAAAACTGTTTGGCGGCACTAGCTTGCGCATCTTCTCCACCTGGATCTCTTAAACCCAATCCTTTGATAAGCTTTTCATCTCCTGATAAGACACCTTTAACATCAGGAATGACATCCGTCATCGCTTTCCAACTTTGATAAGCAGGATTATCATAACCCTCCCCGACTGTATATTTCATGGTACGGAAATCTTCTTTGACCATTGACCCTAATTGGGTTAAGCCTTCTTTTGTTTCTATTCCAGAATAATCGGTATCTCCATAAATTTCTTTAAAACTAAGCTTGGATGTGATGTCTTTTAAATATTTACCTGTTGAGGACTCCGAAAATGTGGTCTTTGCATCACCCCATTCTCCTGGTGTTGATTCATCCACATCTTCAGTTTCAGGGTCATCTGCAATTCCATAAAACTTCTCAGAAGATTTTGTAACATCTGCAATTGCTTTTCTATCAAGACCTTCAAGCTTTGTCTGATAATCTGCGTCAAGCTTCCCGAATTTAGATGTTAGTTTCATTAACGTACCAAAAGCTGAGAAATCTTCAGGATCTCCGTAATAGTCAACATTCAGACTTCCCATATCTGTAGTTGCTTTAGTCGTAGCCTTTTCTATGGCTCCTTCGTAAGTAGATAATGCACCTCCAAACTTTCCTGATGACGATACATCATCAGGATCTCCATATTCTGTATCTAATGCAGTTTTTCCTATATTAAACGTGCCCTGAGCGGCTGACAATTTCCCAAGATAATCAGTCTTTGCCGCTCCAAACTTACCTGTTGCACCATCATCACCTTTGTATTCGGTTTCAATACCTGTTGTCTTGTCTGTGATATACTTACTCGCAATATCACCCCACTTTTCCCTGTACTCAAACGCATCCTGGAGTTCTCCTGCCTCTGTTTCATAAGTCTTGAAAGCAGATGAATAACTGGATGCGGCTTGTCTGTAGTCTCCTGTAACACGGTGCAAACGCTTCCTCATGCGTTTGGCTTTGGATGCAAGATAATCGTACATTAGTTGAAATAAGTGTAATCGGTGTCTGATGTTCCTACTGCCGTTTCCACCCGTGGCTCAAATTTCAATGTGGATGCATATCTGACAGACATTGCCGCATATCTCGTGGCACTCATGATGTCATCTCGTTCTTTGATGATCTTTCCATCTTTTCTGTGGTACATCCGCATTTCAGAAAACCAGTCGGAAAGATGGTTGAAGACCTTAAATCTGCCAGATTGCATACGCATGAAGATGTCGAGAATTCCTGGCTCAACTGCGTTGCCCCCGTCTGGATTAGTGAAATGAGTCCCCAACATATTGCACCCAAGCCTGCGATACTGTTTCGCCAGAGGTTCTCCAGAACCCTTGTCATGTTGCATACCATCATGCGGCCATACCACTGGAATCCACTCACCCCTCGCTTTAAGCGCATCTGCATGGACCACTGGAGTTGTTGCAGAAACCCTATATGTGTCGTAGACATGGATTGTGTCCGTATCCCGATCATGGGCAATCCAGACTGCCGCAAACGGGTGATCCCAGCCGAAATCAATTCCAACAATCTTCGACCAGTGTTCTGGAATGGCAAAGGCTTCTTCCTTG